TGCATCTCCGTGCCTGACGGCGCTCCCGAAGAGAGGGCGAAGAACTTCGACAAGAAGTTTGAGTTTCTCGATGACGAGCGCCTTGATTCGGTGAAGCAGTGGGTCTTGGCCGTTGACTCTGACGAGCCTGGCCGCAAGCTGGAGGATGAGCTGTCTCGTCGCCTTGGCCGCGAGAAGTGCTTTCGTGTGACATGGTCAACCGACTGCAAGGACGCCAACGAGGTGCTGTCCAAGCATGGCGCCCAAGCCCTGCGCGACTGCATCGAGGACGCCAAGCCCTTCCCTGTCGAGGGCGTGTTCTCCATCGACGACATTGCCGACGACATCGACCAGATGCTTGAGTTCGGCATGATCCAAGGCGAGCCGACCGGATGGGGTTCGGTCGACGGCCTGTACAAGCCAGCTCCCGGTCAGTGGACTCTGGTCACTGGCATCCCCAGCATGGGCAAGAGCGAGTGGCTTGACGCGCTGGCAGTCAACATTGCAGAGAACGCTGGCTGGTCCTTTGGCGTCTGCTCCCCGGAGAACCAGCCGATCTCTTGGCACGCAGCCAAGCTGATCGAGAAGCGCATGGGCAACCGCCTTGTCGCTGGCCAGGTTGACAAGCGGCGCTTCGGCGAAGCCAAGGCATGGATGAACGAGCACTTCCACTTCATCATGCCCGAGGAACCCAGCCTCGACGCTGTGCTGGCCAAGGCCAAGGT